ATGGAAGAATTTTCTGTACGGCATCGACGCTTTGTAGCCAACTACTTCGCTGGCAAGGTCAAAGAGCTTCGTTTTCAACTTGCAATTGTGGTTGCTGGCTGTGACAAATCGCTTAGTACGTTCACAAGCGGGGGGGAGGTTTCGAGAGATAATCATCAAGCGGTCCTATACGGTTTCTCGGCATTTACAAATGTTATCCAGACGTTGAAAGACGCAGTCAAGACGGTGACCAATGAACAGTTAGATTGGTCAAAAATAGAGCGACTTCGGCATGGTTCGTTTATGCGAAATGTCCGTAATGCTGCGACCCATGATGGAAACCCTGTCATCAGTGGATGGGCCGATGGACGTTATTTCGTGCCATCAAAGATCGTTCGAATAGATGGGTTTGGTAAGACCATAGAAATTCCAGCTCCTGCGGAAGATGTCAGAGCTATATGTTTGGATTTTGCTGAAGATTTTTGTCTTCTATTACGGGAGACATTGATAGCTGCGGGGGGTATCGAGCACCTGAAAGGATCGAAATTTAGTATCGAAGAGGTGGAAGATGCATTTGCAAACTCCACGTTCATTCCCCCTTTTGCTAAGGAGCTTTTCGCTCAAAATCGAGAAAAAATCGAAGCTGATCTCAAAGATTTACAGCATGATCCGATTGCCGATGCGGTCAAAGAATTAGGTGAAGTTATCCAATATTGCGATTCGGTAAAGGGTGATTGACGTCTGCGATGGCGGGGGCTAACCCCCCGTCATTTTGTGGGGCTTACAATTTCACCCACGCGGCGGTAGACCTTCTTGGTCATTTCTTCGGTGCTGTGGCCGAGCAAGCGGCTCGCGTGCGTCAGCTCGATCTCGCTGGCGGCTTTCGGTCGGATGTCCTTGAACTGGAATTGGCGGATCAGTACGGCCAGGGCTGCGTCGCCGTCGGCACCGGCCTTGATCGCGGCCTTCTCGCGGGCTTCGTCCCAGCGATTGCGCAACATCTGCTGGCTCATCCGTAGTCCGGATGTATTAGTGATCAGTTTCGATGTTTTTATGCCGTTGAGTGCTCGGCGCTCCTGTAGGTCGTTGATAAACGCACTCAGCCCTGACTCCACGCCATCTTCTTCCAGGCGCAGTCGCAGTTTCTTCGCGCTTTTTCCCTGTTTGACCATCAAGAACCCGGCGTTCAAATCAGTGGTTGCCACTTTCAGTACGTCGGCGGGGCGCTGGCCAGTCAAGTACGCCAGGTCCATAGCATCCTTGAGTTCCTGCACTGCCGCTTCGTACACCGCATTCCATACGATATCGCCGGCGTAATAATCACGTGGTGTTTCCTTGTTGCGTCGAACGCCAAAGCAAGGGTTGGCGTTGCTGGTTAACCCCCACTCGCGCGCGATTGTGAACATATGCGACAGCAGTGCGATTTCGCGATTTGCCCTGACTTTTGCAGTCCTGGCGTCCCGATACTGCGCAACCACCTGGGGCGTTATCGAATCAATCGGGGCTTTCTCAAACGCTTTTCTGAGTTGTTTGAGTTCTTTCATATTGTCGGACTGGGTGCGCAGCCCTTTGGTGGGGATGATTTCCTTCAGGTACCTGTCGAACAAAAAGCCCAGCAAGTGGCTGGGCTTCGGTGGGGCTCTTCGCTCCAGCCTTGCCCATTCCACTTTCGCCTGGTCCAGGTCGCCGCCAAGTGGGATTTCCTTTCGCTTGCCGTTGGCGTCCCTACCGTTGTAGTAGTACCCAACCCAGATCGTGCCGTTCTTGCGCGGCTGACATCGTCGGATCATGCGCGGGGGTAGATCTCGGTTGGCTATCGATTTCTGGCGCATTGATCAGCTCACGTTCGCCAGGTCGAGCGTCCAGGTTTCGGCCGCTGGGTTCACCGCAGAAGGGGTAACGCCCGCCAGTCTCATTCGGGCATACACTCGGCCCACGATTGGGCGGCGAGCACCAGTCAGAACATGTTCCCAGTTGTTGTCGGTCAACCACTGGATTTGCTTGGACGGGATCTGATAGCCGGTGATGGTGGCCAGCTCTTCGTCGGCCAGGGTCTCGCTTTGGAATTCCATCTTGTTATGGGTGGTGTTGTTCATGGCAAGTCCCTCATTCGCCACAGAAGCAGACGATCGCTTCGTCGTGGTCGGCGAACATGTCGAACTGGGTGTCGGAGTAGTCGATCATTTGCTGATAGCTGGGACGGTCGAACCGAAAGCGGGCGCCGTCGCCGGTGAACCTGCCGCCAGAAACCACCTCGCTTTCCATCCTGGCCCACCATTCCGCCTTGGGCCGGTCGCTGGCGATGATCGAGTAGACCTGTTTGGCGCCCTTGAGGAAGCAAAGGTCGCAGTTGCCTTCCAGAGTGCGGCCGTTGATTGTCGCCAACATCAGATCAAATGGTTGGCTGGACCAGAAGTCCGTCACGTCCTGCACGCCGACACCTGCATCCGCCAAGGGCATCACCATCGTGGCCCACTTGCTTTCGCTGGTGCTTTTGCGGTGCCTGATCTTCACGACCCGATGCGGCTCGTCGGCGCGTATGCCTATCATCATGTCCACCGGCGCCGTCTCGGTCGAAAGGCCGAGGCTGCGCAGGTACTTGTGAATGATCCTGATTTTGAGGTCGATTGTGCAGAACCTGGTGACCGGGTTGGGCAAGTACTTACGTTTGTGTATTAGCGCTTCGAACGGCTCGCCTTGGCGGCTGGCAGTGGCGTAATCCACCACTGCAAAACCGGCGTCATCGTCGCGAAACTCCAGCCATACAATGGGCACTACCCAGCGTTCGGCGCATTCCCGGACAAACTCCAGGGTGGCCGGGTGTTCCTTCCCGGTATTGGCGAAGGTGACAACCAGATCGCTCAAGTCATCGTTGTTGTCCAGCACCTGGCGCAGCATGTAGGCGCTGGTACGGCCGCCGGAAAAACTGACTACGGTGGGCCCAGACAGTGAGTAATGCGTCTTTGGGTGGGGGGCTGCGCAGCTCATGCCGTGTGCCTCCGACGGTGATCGCTTTGCATCAAGGCCATCAGTTGCGAGAAGAACATCATCGATGCGGAATCCGCTGAAAGCGGGACGATGTTTTCCTTCATTGGTTGAACGCCGCGTAGGCAATCCCGGATGCCGGGGTGTTCAGGCATCAAGTCGCGCCGCTCAGTGGCCAGGGCCACCATGTCGGCTTGTTTCACGCAGGCCGGGAGGTCGGGCTGGATGCTGAACCGTTCGCATACGGCGAGCCATATCTGGCGCTCGATCACCTGGTACTCGGGCATCACGGCCTTGAGTGGTCGGGTCATGTCGCCTATGTAGGCTTCGGTTGCGTCATGCAGTAGCGCCGCCAACTGGTGCTCAGCGGGTACCAGGCTGGCAACGATCATGCTGTGCTGCGCCACGCTGTAGTGCGTCCGGGTGTGTCCGTTGAAACGGCAGAGACGCGACAGAGCGTGAGCGATATCCACCGGCCTGATCATGGGTGCGGTCGGGCGTAGCAGGTCGAACTGCTGGCCGCTTTGGGTGAGGATCCAAGTCATGCTTCGTCCTCCACGATTGGTTGTGGAGGGTAGGCAGCTACCCACATCTTTGCGGCGAAGGCAGTGAGCTGGCGCCGTTGCTGGGTTGCTTTGGTCTGCATTAAGTCGCTACCCGGGAACGCTTGCCACGTTTCAGTGGCGATGCGCAGGGTGGTGCCGATGTTGGTCAGTAGTTCGTGATCTTCAATAGTGCAGGTCGGACGGCTTGTTTGTTGTTTGCGCGCTGCGTGAAGGCCGTTATAAAGACCGCGTGCATAGGCTTTCTTGCTTGCTTTGATCAGGTAGAAGGTGGTTGCGAGCCAGCCGACCAGCAGGCCGAAGGCGATGATGTAAGTTTCGATTTGCATGTGCTGTATGCCTCGATTAGAGCCCGCCGCCGGACAGTTTTGGTGAGAGGACGGCGGCGGGGTGTTGCAGGTGGTTAACCCAGGTTGAAGGTGCCGATAGTCAAGGTCGCGGAACCGCCGACTTCTTTTTGAACGACTTGTTTGAACTCTTGCGCCAGGTCTTCGCGCAGCTGTGCTTCGCCAATCCAGCGCAGGCGGAGTGCGGGTTTATCGCCGCCAGTCAGTACGGCTACGCGCAAGCGGATGGTGCGTGCGGTCAACCCTTCGTAAGGAGCTACGGTGAACAGGAATTCAGCCGGCAGACCTTCTGAGGACTTGGCCTCGATCTGGTCCATCGCCGAACGGGAAGCGCTCATGTCGCCAACTACGTGTTCGCTCTTGCGTGCTTGCTCGATGCTGATGGAGCGAATCGCTCCGGCAGCCTTGCGCAGATCGATCTCTTTGTCGTCAGCGTCCAAGGCTTTCAGGTTCGGTGCCCAGTCCTCGATCCAGTCGCTGAGATCCTTCTGGGCGTGCTGGCGTTGTGCGGCGCATTCAAGTGCAAGGAACGCGGCAGTCTTCTTCAGGCCGAGGGTTGCGGTGTAATCACCATGACCCGGCTCCGCTGCGTCACCGAGGTTGAAGTACACCGTGCAGGCCATGGCGTCACCGTCTACAAAGCCCACAGCAGCTGGGCCTTTTGCAGCGACTACGTAGTCGGCGAAGTCTTTCAGCGAGTGGGTGGTCAGCGAGCCACGGAAGCGGCTACGCAGCTCTTGAAACTTTTCGATACTGTGGATCTTGACGTCGGCCGGCAGAGCCAGAACTGGCGTGAAGGTGCCCAACGATTTGGCGTGGGCGAGCAGGGCAGTGTCTTGAATCAGTTGAATTGCACGAGCTTCCATTGGATCTATTCCTGTTTTGGTGAGAGGTATGGAGTGGTGAAGCGTTACGACTTGGCGTGAATCGGTGCATCGTCGCGGGAGAACAACTGATCGGCGTGAGGTGTCTCAGGGAACAGCGTGAGGCAGCCGCCAGATCCGACATGCATAGGTGTGTCGAGGGTGGTGTCTTCGCTGCGACTACCGCGCTTGGTCGGTACCTTGTAGGCGAGCTTGTGATTGACGGTCACCTGACTGCTGTCGGCGATCTGTTTCAAGGTGAAGGTGAGCGTGACGGTGCCGACCTTCTTGTTGTCGACCACGCCCGCCGCGACTTCTGAGAGTGCGTGGCCGATTTGGTTGGCGAAGATGCCGGCATTCAATTCGCTAATAAACTCTGCGGTATCAGTGGGTTTCATGTGCTGTGCCTCATTGGTGAGTTGCTGTTTGCCCCTGGGCGGCAGGGGCTGCCGTTTGAATCAGGCCGCTTGCTTCGTCGCTTGGGCGTCGAGGTAGTCGGCCAGGTCGTGCAGGTAAACGACTGGCTTGGCGCGGGCCGAGCAGTGCAGCCGCTTGACCACCAGGGCGATCCGACCGGCCTTGATTTCGCTCAGCAAGTAGCGGTCGGTGCGGATGTGCGTGAAGTACTGTTCACGCACCGCGGTCAAGCTTGGGCACGGCGTGGCGAACTGGCGCCGGAGTTGTTCCAGGGTGGTGGTCACGCGGATTCCTCCCCATACCCCTCCTTTCGGGGCACCAGCTTGAGGCGGATCAGTTCGGCGAGACCTTCTTTGCTCTTGCCCTTGGCCGCTGCCAAGACGTTACCCATTGCGTCCGCAACGACGGCGCCGTAGGGGTATTCCGGGCACTTGACCGGGGTCACATAGGCGATCTGGCCGTCAGCGATAACTGCGTCGACGCAGCGGAACACCTCGGCCAGCTCGACCGACACGCACGGCAATGCCTCCAGCAGCGCGACAGCTTCGGCCGAGGCGCCAATCAGCGTGGCGCGGCTGATCACCGTCGGGTGGTTGAGGAACATTGGCACCAGCTTCAAGGCGCCTACAGCGGAGTTGATGGCGTTCGGCTTCATGCTGCGGCGTCCTTCTTGGTGATGGTGATATCCAGCTTTTTAGCGATCCACTCGACCCCCGCTTCCTTCACCATCACGACGGCGTAATGCACGGGCTTGCCGATCGTTGGGTTCCAGCGCACGCGAGCGTCCGAAAACAGGTAGCCGCGTTCGCGGTGAGCGCTGGCCAGGTCGCCTGATGAATTGATCACGCCGAGTTCCCGCAACCTGGTGCGGAAGGCGCGGGGCTTGAGCCCGAGCAAAGCGGCGGTTTGATCCAGGGTGCGGTTCATGGCTGCGACCTCAGGCGGTTATATGTTCGGATTGCTGCTGGCTGCGGCGAACCATGAGGAACACCTCATCCAGCGAACGCAGGAACTCTTCCACCGTGCCGTAGTTGGTCAGCGTCAGATCATCCTTATGAGCTGCAATCCCAGCCTCGCTGATATGCGGGTTTACGCCTTGTGCGTCGGGCCGAAAAATATGGATGACCGTGCCGCCGCGCCGACGAATCAGGTGTGCTTCGTTTTCGAAGCGCACGTCGCTAATGACGAAGCCCAGCACCGCGCCCAGTGCCTTCGTCATGTAGTCGAGGTTCTGTTCGGCGAGCTTCACCCAGACATCTGGGTGCACGGTGTTGCGTGCCCACTCGGTGCCCATCGACTGCATCAGTTGACGGGGCGAGCAGTCCAGCCAAGCTAGTGGCTGCTCCTTGCGGTCGCCTTCAAAGTCGGTAGGGTCAAGGTTGAAGATCGCCATCAGGCCATCGCGGAGCGGATCGGCGAAGGCGTAGTGCTCCAGCAGGTAAGTACCAACCAAGTGTTCGGCGGCGGTCGATTTGCCGGAGCGGGCGCGGCCGGTGAGGCCAATGAGGATCGGCTTCATGCTGCGGCATCCATGTCGAGGTAGCTTTGGGTCCAGGCCAGTAGGTCTATTAGCTCTTGACGGGCCAACTCTTCGGTTATGCGCTCTGGAAAACGGTGGGTGGATGTGAATGCGGCAGACTTATGCGGATGTTTTGGGCGGTCCTTGGCATCGTAGTCGTAATTTGTCGGGCGCAGCGTCACGTCGATGTCGCCAACGTGGCCGGAGAGACCGTAGAAGGCATGCCAATTGCCCTGAGCGTTGATCAAGAGGCAAGTGGACAGGATCTGCAGCATCAACTCTTCGGTGGTGGGTTTAGTGCTGGGGGTGTTGCTGTGCTGTGTCGTTTGCATGGTTCGTACTCTTTGGTGAGAGGAGTACGAGCGAGACTATACATACGTTTTGATATGGTCAATACGTTAGCGAATAAATATACGTTTTAGGATGATTGAGGCGATGCCACTTTCGGGGAGGGCGTTACAGCTGGCGCTCAGTGGCTGAGGCGGGCTGTCAGATAGATCCTGGCGATCTGGGGTGAATAGTGCGCCGTAGGCTTATTTTGGAGGCCCTACGAATAGCAGTTTCACTTCGGACAGACGATAGGTGCTAAGCGTCTCAATAAGGTCGGGATGATCGTCGTAGATCTCGAAAACGTATTGATGGATGAAGCCTTGGATAGCCTGAGCGAGCAGCTTTTCTTGCTCAAGCGACGTGAAAGTTTTCGTGCCGACATCATCGACAACCCTTATTTCCAGTTTAGTTCTTACCTTGGCGGGCTTGCTGGGCGGGCGTTTTGTAGCGATGGGGGGGCTATCGTTGCCTGTGCTGATCGGCTCTCTCGGTGAGGGGGCGGAGTCCTGTCTGCCGGTCCATAGCCAGGTTGCAGTGACAGATAGCGCCTTGGCTATTTTCTCGATGTTCTGCTGTCGGGGGCTCTGCGACTCGCCCGACATTATGCGGTGAATGGTCGGTTGCGGAACGCCTGAGAGGCGCCCGAGTTCCGTTTGCGATAGACCTAGCTCGGTCATTCGGTCGGCTATTCGTTTGCGAAGCATCTGGGCACCCTGATTAAAAATACACGACCGTATTCTATTGCATGGGTGTATACGTGTGCGTATGATCCAAAACGAATAAACGCATTGGCAGCCACGATGAATATCCAAGAAATGCTGAAAGAGCTTCTTAGCCGAGGGCATACCCAGCGCGGTATTGCCGTCCAGATAGGCACCACGCAGCCAACCATTTTTCGGGCTGTCAATGGTGCGGATGTTAGATACGAATTAGGCAAGGCAATTGAGAATTTCTATACGCAAGAGATCGAGTCAGCTCGACTGAAACGCGCATAGAAGGTGCCGGACTGGGGCCTCTCACCAAAGATCCCCCAGCCCAGCGGTGGCGATACCAGCACATACATACCGCCACTTGTAACACCGGCCTGAAACCTCTCACCAAAGAAATGCCAGGCCGGTTGCAGCGAGATACATAGGAAGCGTGTAAGTCGCTACATAGCGCGTCGGTCCGGGACCTCTCACCAAGAAATCCCCCGGACCGACTGGAACGATGAACAGCACATGCACATCGGTCGTGGTCGTAGGATAGGGCGTGCCCCTTTCTGTGGCTAGACCGTAAACGAGGAATTTACGGTTATGAGTCGAACAGAACAGTCACCGGCCACTGCGCCGGTTCTTCCACTTCGCAAAGCAATCTATCGAGCGGCGCATGATTACCACGGCGGGGTCACCGCTCTGGCGCTCGATATGGTGATGGATTACGACAGCCTGCAAAAGAAGGTCAAACACGACTTTGAACAGCGCTGGCTCGATCCTGATGAGCTTGAAGAGTTGATACGCCTGACGGGCAATCCGTTGTTGTTGGATGCGCTCATGCGGCCCGCTGGTATGGTCTGGTACAAACCCGAAGCAGCCGCCCCGACGAAGACCGCGCTCTTGGCGGTCAGTAAGGTGCTGCATGAGACGGGACTTTTTGTATCCAGCATGCACGATGGTGCTTCCGATAATGTCTGGGAGCTGCACGAAGTGCAGCTGCTGGAGAAGCACGGCACCGATGTTATTCGTGCGGTGCTGGGCATTATGGCCGGTGCCCGTGCCGCGATGGAGGCCCGCCAGCATGGTTGACATCGTAGATACCGCAAACGACCAGGTCGACTACTTCCTGCAGGTCGCACTGGAGCGCCGTCAGCGCCCAACTTGCGCCGTCAGCGCCCAATTCTGTGAGGATTGCGACGAACCTATCCCGTTACTTCGCCAACAGACGATTCAGGGTTGTGCTACCTGCGTCAGTTGCCAGGGGTTGCGGGAGCGGCGGCGATGAGTGAGCAATCCACCAGCACAGCGATATCGTCCTGGGCTCGCCGCTACATCGAAACCTTTAACCTTGCCCTGGTCCCGATTGACCCGGGCGAAAAGGCACCGAAGGGCTTGGGCTGGAACAAGCCGGGCGGTTACATCACCGACCCGGCTGCAGCCGAAACATTCTGGCAACGCAACCCCAACCACAACCTGGGCGTAGTGCTCGGGCCAAGCCGCGTCTGCTCGTTGGACGTCGACGATGTGCAGTGGACACGGTTTGTGTTGTTCGACCAGATGGGCCTCGATCTGGATGCCATGGCGGTGGTCTATCCGACCATCGTGGGCAATCCGTTGCGGTTCCGCGTGCTGTTCAAAATGCCGGATGACATTGATCTGACGCGCCACTCCCTTTCCTGGCCCAATGAGAAAGACCCCGATGGGTCGATTCACAAGGCGTTGATGGCTCGGGCGAAGGCGTCGAAAGAGCAGGGGGATGCTGCTGGTGAGGCGGCAGCGAAAGCCGAGGCTGAGGAATACAAGCGCTTCACGGTGTTTGAGCTGCGCGCCGGACTGGTGCAGGACGTATTCCCGCCATCTATCCATCCGGGTACTGGCAAGCCGTACACCTGGCGCACTCCGCCGAATGCAGCCGATGGTCTGCCGGTGCTTACCACCGAGCTGCTGAACATTTGGCAGAATTGGGATGTCTTCAAACGCAACGCTGAGGCCGCGTGCCCTTGGGCGCCGAAACCGAAGAAGCCCGCCGCGAAACCTATCAAGCGTGCTCCACCTGCTGACGGCAAACCCTCGGTGATTGATGAGTTCAACCGGTGCCACGATGTGGAAGAGCTGTTGCGTGCCCACGATTACATCAAGCGCGGTAACAAATGGCTGTATCCCCACAGCAGCACTGGGCTGCCAGGTGTGACGGTCACCGACCGCAAGGTCTATTCGCACCACGGCGCGGATCCGCTGGCCAATGGTCACCAGAATGACGCCTTTGAGGTGTTTTGCCTGCTGGATCACGATGGTGACCAGTCGAAGGCGGTGAAGGACGCCGCTCGGATGTTGGGGATGCAGCATTCCACGCGCCCAGCCCCACAAGATCTTCCCCCGGCCCCATCGGCGGATGCGGGCGAGCTGGACTCAGTCGCCACGCCCAGTGAGGCCGCTCCTGCTGCTGACGGGGGTGCGGGGGAACAGCTGACCTATGAGCAAGTACTCCGGCGGTACGTGTTGGTCGAGGGCACCACGCAGGTGTGGGACCTCGACAAAGCCCGGGTGATGAAGAAAACCGCGTTTGAGGCCCGTGTCGGTAAGCCGTTGGCGAAACAGTGGATGGACGACACCCTCAAAAAGCTGATCTCTGATGACAAGGTTAAGGAGATCGAACAGGCCCGAAAGATGGCGGGCAAGAAGGGCGGTGCGCTGAACCTGGAGCCGATTGAGCGCTACGTATATATCGATGGGACCAAGGATGTTTGGGACCGTGAAAAAAAGCGACGCGTTGCCGAGGGTGCGGTAAAGATGGCCCTCGGCGATATGTACGGCATGTGGTTGAACAGTCCGGAACGGCGCGTGGTCGACGTGGAGAACATCGTGTTCGACCCGACGATGACCAAGGATCCCAACGTCTATATCAACACCTTCGACGGATTGCCGATGGAGCCCAACCGCGATGACGCGGCGTGCGAGAACCTGCGGTGGTTGATTTCGTTCCTGTGCAACCATGATCAGTCGTCGCGGGATTGGCTAGTGAAGTGGTTGGCTTACCCGTTGCAGCACCTGGGTGCCAAGATGGATACGGCGGTGCTGGCTCACTCGACCATGGAGGGCTCGGGCAAAAGCCTGCTGTTCGCCGATGCGTTCGGGCTGCTTTACGGTCAGTACGCCGCCACGGTCGGGCAGACTCAGCTCGAAAGCAACTTCAACGCGTGGCAAAGCCGCAAGCTGTGGTCAGTGTTTGAGGAAGTCGTAAGCCGCGACCAGCGTTACAACCAGGTCGGCAAGATCAAGCACCTGGTCACCGGCAAGACGGTGCGGATGGAGTCGAAGTTCATCAACGGTTGGGAGGAAGCCAACCACATGAATGCTGCGTTCCTCAGCAACGAGATTATGCCCTGGCCGATCGCGCCCAGTGATCGGCGCATGTTAGTGCTGTGGCCGATGGAGACACTGCCGGTTGAGCGTCAAAAGGCCGTGGGCCGTGAGCTGCTGAATGGTGGTGTCGAGGCGCTGTACGCATGGTTGTTGTCCATTAACCTGGGGGACTTTGACCAGCGCACCAGGCCACCCAGCACTGATGCGCGCGAGCGGTTGGTAGCGTTGAGTCGGGCCAGCTGGCAGACTTTCCTGTTCCTCTGGCAATACGGCGAGCTTGGGCGCGATATGTGGGGCGCCTGTTTGTCGACCGACCTCTATGCGATGTTTCTGGAGTGGTGTCATCGCAACAAAGAGCATGTGATGAGTCAGACGAAGTTCTCATTGTTCATCAGCTCGGAGGTGGATAAGACCCGCGCCATCCCCTGGACTGACGGCAGCAATCGCAAGTTCGGGGCGTTCTTCTTTCCGCGTGATGACCAGGCTTCCCAGCCCCCATCAGTCAGTTCGGCCGACCTGGGCAAGGCGGTGGTTGCTTGGCGGGCGGCTGCGCGCCTGGCGGGGTGGAACGTCGACAATTGGGACCATATCAAGGCGGCTGCAGCATGAGTCCGACAAAAAGTGTGTTGGGTGTGTTGGGTGTGTGTTGGGTTGGTTTTCGATACCCCACACAGTTTGAAGCCTTCTATTTCGCGGCTTTCCGCCTTGTGTGTTGGGTGTGTTGGGTTTGGCGTCGCGCACGCGCATGGGCGACGTTATTTGAATCCATGGCAGCAACATTTTTTTCTCATGCGAGAACCGTTAAACCCAACACACCCAACACACTCAACACATTTGATTTAAAGCTATTGAATTTAAAGGGTTTTAGGTGTGTTGGGTTTGTGTTGGGTATGGCGTTTTTTGTGTCGGGTTGGGTTTTGAGCGTGGGAGCGGGGCGATGATCGAAGAAATGGAAACTCTGTTGAAGCATTGGGGCGAGCAAACGCGGCGCTGTGGCTCTGCCGGTGGTTTGGGCAGCCCGATGGCCACGATCATGGAGTGGGGTGGATGCGCGCCGCGTGGCACGCCTGGGTCGCGGATCCTTCTTGATGGCGGCGCTGGCATTGATGCTGTTGCGCAAGAAGTCGCGGCGGCGCTGGCTGAGGTGAGCCGTCAAGATGAACGCGGTCAAATGCTGGAGCGTCTGGCGGTGCTACGTTATACCGATGACTCGGCGCCGACGTGGTTGATGCAATTGCACCAGGTCGGGTCTCAGTCCCGAGCGAAGCAGACCTACTATGACTTGGTGCATAGCCTGCACCTGCGACTTCTACAGGCGTTGGCTGATCGGTCTGGGGCTCGTAAATGGCTTACCGCTGGTCAGGGAGCTTTGCCTCAAAGTCTCCTCAAAGCTGCGTCAAAGTTGCGTCGAGTCAGTTAACCGAAATTGCCCCCTTTTCGGTTCCGTACTCAGGGGGTAAAAAGTCCCCACGATATGGAATTTGCGCCTTGGCGCTGACCTCGCACGTGCTGTGCAGCTTCACCCGGTTTCCCTAGACCGGTCACTTAACCCCGCTTCGGCGGGGTTTTCTTTTTCTGCCCGATGGGTGTCTGCAATGGAGTTATCAGCATGGGCGAGCCAGCGAGCACGGCTGCAACTGTTGTCGTGGCCGGCGGTGCCGGTGCTGCTGTAACGGGTTTGTTTACCGGAATTGATGCACTCGCCGTGATCGGTGCACTTGCCGGTGCGCTGGTGTTCTTCACCACCACCGAAGAGTTGCCGGTCTGGAAACGGGTGGTGTTCCTTTTGGTGTCCTTCGTCATGGGCTATCTGTTCGCCCCAAGCCTCGGCGAGTTGGAGTTGTGGGGCATTCGGCCGTTCAAGCACTCCGGGCCAGCTGCATTCGGTGCGTCGGTGCTGGTGGTCACGGTCGCACTCGCCATCATCAAGCGACGCGGTATCGATGCCGAACCGCATGGGAGGCAGGATGGATAGTCATGTGATTCAGGAAGTGCTAACCCAGTTCACGTTCTGGCTGTGCGTGGCACTGTTCGTCCGGCTGTTCACCTTCCGGCGCCGTGGTGCCCGTTTCCGCAGAGACATGAGTTGCCTTGCCTGGTTGGTGATGGTCGCGTCCGGCGCAGTCATCGTCTACATCGGCAAGGGTCAGTTGATCATGCCGCGTAACTCGTGGCCGTTGGTGCTGCTGCTGGCGGTGTTCGTTGGGTCGGTGTGCCAGAGTTCGGGCAACCTGGCCCGGGTGTGGAGAGTGGGCTGATGAGTAAGGTGTCTGATGACCGGCGCGGCAGCAGCACCGAACGTGGTTACGGGTACAAATGGCAGAAGTCCCGCGACGGGCACCTGCGTGAGAATCCCTATTGCACGATGTGCTCGACCGACCAACGTCCTGTCGCCGCCAGCGTTGTCGACCACAAGGTTGCGCCCAAGCTCAAGGACGCCAAGGACAGCGGTGATCCGGAGCGTCTCAAGGCTGCCTGGAAGTTGTTCTGGAATCCAGCAAACTGGGCAAGCCTCTGTAAGTTCTGCCACGACTCGACCAAGCAGCGGATGGAGCGGACCGGCACGGTCCCTGGCTGCAACCCTGACGGCCGCCCGGTGGACCCTGGGCATCACTGGAATCGATGACCTTGGGGCGAAAATGCACCAAAAAAGCGCATCCCGGAGGGTAGGGGGGGTGAAAAACCTTTTTCGAAATTTCTTCTAGACCGCTCGCCCCCCGTCGTGTGCAACGTCGGGATAAATGAGGGAGGGGGGGTATCAATAGGCAGGGGTATTTATGGCCGGAAACGGAAACTCAGGTCGCCCCGGAACGCCGGCGGCGCTGAAATTATTGCAAGGAAATCGCGGGCGTGAAAATGTCAGCGATCTGTTGGCCCAAGTCGCGGCACCGCCAGTTCCAGTTGGCGCTCCACCTATGCCGGACGTGCTTTCTGCTGATGCGGTCGCCGAGTGGGAGCAGTTGGTACCGGCGCTGATCTCCCTGGGCATCATTTCTAAATTGGATTCGATGGCGCTGGCGACCTACTGCCAGGCGACCGCCGATTGGCGCCGGTACCAGCGGCTGATCACGAAGCGCAACGACGCCTCCGATGATGACCTGGGCGGCGACATCCAGACGTTCAAAACCGGCGCGCAGCAAATGCACGTCCTTCGCCAGCTCGCGAATGACGCCGAAAAGCGCGCCAACGCCGCCGGCGCCCAGTTCGGCCTGTCGCCTATGTCCCGGCGCAATCTGAAAACGTCGCCGGCGCCGCAAGGTGAGCTATTCCCCAATGAGCAACGAGACGCCGCAGACAAGTACTTCAACTGATGATCGCGTCAGCGCATTTGCCCTGGCGGTATTGGCGGGCGATATCGTCGCCGGTCCCGATGTCCGCAATGCCTGCAAGCGGCATTTGCAGGACCTGAAACATGGGCCAGCGCGTGGCTTGATCTGGGATCTGGGAAAGGCCAACCGAGCCATAGGTTTTTTCGAAGAGGTGCTTTGCCTCAACGGCGGCGACTACGAAGGCATGCCGTTCACGCTGGCCCCGTGGCAATCCTTTGTCATCGGCAGCCTGTTCGGCTGGATGACGGTGGACGGGTTCCGCCGCTTCCGATTGGGCTACATCGAAACCGGTAAGGGCTCAGGAAAAAGCCCGCTGGTTGCTGGTATTGGCCTTTATGGCTTGGTGTCGGATGGCGAGCAACGAGCCGAGATCTATGCCGCTGCGACCAAGCGTGATCAGGCAATGATCCTGTTTCGTGACGCCGTGTCGATGGTCGACATGTCCACCAAACTCCGATCGCGGCTGGTGCAGTCGGGCCGGGACGAAAAGGTGTGGAACCTGTTCTACCCCAACACCAATTCGTTCTTCCGGCCGATCAGTGCCGACGAAGGCAAGTCAGGCCCACGGCCTCACATCGGCCTGCTTGATGAGGTGCACGAACACAAAACCGCTGCCACCGTAAACATGATGCGCGCGGGTACCAAGAACCGCCGCAAGGCCATGGTGGTGATGATCACCAACAGTGGCTCCGACAAGAAAACGGTGTGTGGTCAGTACCATGACCTGGGCGTGCGCATCTGCGCCGGCATCGAAGATGACGACAGCTTCTTTGCCTTCATCTGTTCGCTCGACGAGGGCGATGATCCATTCAAAGACGAAAGCTGCTGGGCGAAGGTCAACCCCTCGCTCGATCACATCGCAGAAGGCCAGGCCGACGGCATCCCAGGTCGCAAGTACTTGCGTGAGCAGGTCAAAGCTGCCCGAGGGCTGCCGGCTCAAGAGTCCGTGGTGCGGCGCCTCAACTTCTGTGAGTGGACCCAGGCTGACGCCCCGTGGATTTCCTGGGCTGTTTGGAAGCAGGCAGAAGAGCGCGTGCCTATGCGGATGTTGCGCAACCGGCGCTGTGTCGGCGGGTTGGACTTGGCGAGCACCACGGATCTGACCGCGTTCGTTCTGTTGTTCTGGCCCGCGCCGCACGATCCGCACTGGCGGGTACTGCCGTACTTCTGGATCCCGGACGACGATCTGCAAGGCCGAGAGGATCGCGACAAGGTGCCTTACGCAATGTGGGTTAAGGCGGGGCACCTTGAAACAACACCAGGGCGGGCCATCAGCAAGCTCCATGTGCTGCGGCGCCTGGTCACGATCACCGCGTACTTCGGTGTGGAGCGCATCGCCTACGACCGTTGGCGGATCGAAGACCTCCTGCAACTGATGTCGGAATACGACATCACGCTGCCCGAGATGGTGGGCTTCGGCCAAGGTTTCAAGGACATGGGCCCCGCCGTTGACGAGTTTGAACGGCGCCTGCTTGGCCTCGCTCCCGAGACTGAGGGTGACGGTGTGATCGACCTCGATCCGAGCGAATGGGAGTTGGTAGAAAGCGAAACAGTCGAAACCCTGCGACATGACGGTAACCCCGTAATGACTTGGAACGCCGGCAACGCGGTAATCGTTTCTGACCCAGCCAACAACCGCAAAGCCGACAAGGCCAAGGCGACGGGCCGTATCGACGGCATTGTCGCTGCCATCATGGCCACTGGCATAAGCGGTAAAGCCGCCGGCGCCGGTGGCACATCCATTTACGACGAAGGGGTCGGTATATGAAATTGGTCATCGTGTCCTGGCTGGCCGGCCTGCTGGGCTTCTGCCTGCTGGTCGGCGGCGTGGCGATGGTTCACGTCCCCGCTGCGTGTGTTGTCGCGGGCGTCGGGCTTATGGCCTGGTCCTGGCTGGCGGATCGCGCAGCTGCCGCCATGAAACCCAAAGGAGGCTGAGCATGTTCTTTTCAAGCGTGCTCGGCGAAGGGCGCGGCAACCTCACGGAAACGGGGGGCGGCTTCTGGCGCGGTCTGATCGGCAGTGGCCGCAACAGCTCCGGCGTAAAGGTCACGCCGGAATCGGCGCTGGGCCTGCCAATCCTGCAGAACTGCGTCACGCTGCTTGCCGAAACCATGGGGCAGTTGCCCTGTGAGATGTACAAGCGCATGGACAAGGGCCAGCGTGAGCCGGCGATCAACCATCCTGCGTATGACGTGCTTCGGTACCAGCCGAACGGCTTCCAGACTCCGTATGAGTTCATGGAGTGCATGCAAGGTGCCGCCGGCTTGCGGGGCAACGGTTACTGCTTCATCGACCGTCGTGAAGACGGGAACGTCGTGGCGCTTTGGCCGCTGTGCAATGACAAGGTGCAGGTGCTCAAGGGCGGCGACATGCTGCCGTACTACCGGATCGCTGGCGGAGAAGCGCTACCGATGCGCATGATTCACCACGTGCGGTGGTTCAGCACAAACCACTACGTGGGGCTGTCGCCGATTGAGGTGCATGCCGAATCGTTGGGGCTGGCCCAGGCTGTCAGGCAGTACACGGGCAAGAGCTTCGCCAACGGTGTGACGGTCTCCGGTGTGATTGAACGACCACGTGAAGCTCCCGCGATCAAGGATCAGGGCAGCATTGATAAAATCGTTGACCAGTGGGGCCAGAAGTTCGGCGGCATGGATAACGCCAAGAAGGTGGCCTTGTTGCAAGAGGGCATGACCTTCAAGCCCGTGTCCATGAACAACGTCGATGCCGAGGTGCTGGGGATTCTCAAAACCACCGGTACCGATATCGCCCGGATCTACAAGATCCCGTTGCCCATGGTCAACGACCTGGAGAAGTCCAACTACAACACCCTTGAGCAACTGATGATTCAGTTTGTGGTGTTTGCGCTGTTGCCCTGGGTCAAGCGTCATGAGCAGTCAATGATGCGTGACTTCCTGCTGCCCGGTGACCGACGCAACTACTTCATCGAGTTCAACCTGTCTGGGTTGCTGCGTGGTGATCAGAAGAGCCGTTATGAAGCCTATGCCATTGGACGGCAGTGGGGCTGGCTCAGTGTCAATGACATTCGACGGCTGGAGAACATGCCGCCGGTACCGGGCGGTGAGATCTACCTGCAACCACTTAACATGGTTGATGCAGGCAAGGGGGGTGCCGACCTGACCAACCCCGCCGTGCGCGCGCATCTCGAAATGCAGCACGCTGAAATTGAGAGGATTCTGGCGCAATGAAAAACTACCTGCGAGCCTCCAGCCTGCTGTTCAATCAGCCGCTGTTGGTTATGCCTGATATGTTGGACCTCGGCGTACGCTGGGCCAACCAGGTGATGAGCTTGAACATCGTCAACATCGGCGCCCCGGGTGCTGCCGGCCTCTGGTCGGATGACGGTATGGACCGCATCGCCCAGCGCGAAGAAGAGCGCCGCACTGCGATTGCCCGCACCGGTATCGAGGTGATTCCGGTCAGCGGTGTGTTGGTGAGTCGCGGCAGCCATATCGGCATGTGCGAGACGATGACCAGCTATGAGCAACTGCGGGCGCAGATCCGAAACGCCATTGCTGACCCAATGGTCGAGCGCATCGTGCTGGACATCGATAGCCCAGGCGGTTCTGCCGTTGGCGCTTTTGAGCTGGCGGCAGATATCCGGGCAATGGCCCAGCTGAAGCCCATCACCGGTATCGTCAACTTCATGGCTTACAGCGGCGGCTACCTACTCGGTTCGGCCTGTAGCGAGCTGGTAGTGAGCCAGACGAGTGGCGTTGGCTCCATCGGCGTCATCGCCAGCCATATGGACCGCTCCAAGATGGAAGAGGGCATGGGCGTCAAGGTAACCACGGTGTTTGCCGGTGCCCACAAAAACGACCTTAGCCCTCACGAACCCTTGAGTGATCAGTCGCTTAAGTACCTCAACGACGTTGTGCAAGAGAGCTATCAGCTCTTCGTCAATGCCGTTGCTGAGTACCGGGGGTTGTCTGTACAGCAAGTGATGGCGACTGAGGCGGGGTTGTATCGCGGGCAGGCGGGCATCAGTGCCGGCTTGGCCGACCGCATGCAGAGCCCGCAACAGGCTGTTGATGACCTCTCCCATTCCGTTGCGGTAAGTCGGGCGAACCGCCAGGGCAGCCGTATCGCCGTTCGTGCTTCTGCACTGAATCTTCAAACACTGATCTGACCGCGTTCGCGGCAGTCGTCGAAGCCCGCCCTGTGCGGGTTTTTTAATGCCCAGGAGGCACCATGTCCCTTGTACTTCAAATGCGTAGCGAACGCGCCCAACTGGTGACCCAGGTCCAGGCCCTTGCCCAGATCGAGGCCGGTGGCGCTAGTCTTACCGTCGAGCAGCTCGCGCAGTTTGCGCAGCTGGAAACCCAGATCAACGAAATGACCGCGAAGATCACTCGCGCCGAGAGCGCCGAGCGAATCGCGGCAGCAGCTGCGGTGCCTGTCGAGGAAAGCGCGCAGGGTAACAAAGGCTCCCCCACCCATATCAGCACTCATAGCGAGCCGACCAAACCGGGTGTCGCGATGGCGCAAATGGTGCGCCTGATGGTCCAGGCCGGCGGCAATCAGCAGGTCGCAGCTGAAATGGCCAAGACGGGCGGTTACGGCGCCGATGTGCATATGGCGCTTTCCACTGTTACCCCGGGTTCCGGCGGTGTGCTGGTTCCGGAGAATTTCAGCACCAGCGTCATTGAATCGCTGCGCCCTAAGTCCGTGGTGCGCAAGATGGGCGCCATCAGCCTGCCCTTGAACAACGGCAACCTGACCATGCCCCGCGTGCTGGGCAACACTCAGGTGACCTACCTGGGCACCGAGGAAGACATTGCGATCACCGATATGCAGTTCGGTGACCTCAAGCTGTCCGCCAAGAAGGCGGCTGCGATCGTGCCAATCTCCAATGACCTGTTGGCGTATGCGGGCGTTAACCCGCGCATCGACTCCCAGGTCAGCAGCGATCTGGCGGTCAGCATGGGTCTGTCGGAAGATCTTCACTTCATCCGTGGTGCTGGTACCGGCTCGTTGCCGAAGGGCCTACGCTACTGGGCCCTGCCTGGCAATGTGATGGGTGCGCCTGCTGGTGCAACGCTTGCCATCGTTGACCTGTACCTAGGCGGCATGATGCTTCGCCTTGAAGGCGCCAACGTGGATCTGGCTGGTTGTGGCTGGATCATGGCGCCACGCACCATCCGTTGGCTGCAATCGCTGCGCGACGGCAACGGCAACAAGGCTTACCCAGAAATCGACGGCGGTATGTTGAAGGGCTATCCAGTGGCACTGACCACTCAAGTGCCGGTCAACCTGGGCGCCGGCGGTAACGAGTCGGAGATTTACTTCGTGAACTTCGCCGATTGCTACATCGGTGAAGACACCACACTGGCGATTGCGATCAGCACCGAAGCTTCCTACAAGGACGGCGCAGGTAACACCGTCAGCGCGTTCCAGCGTGATCAGACCCTGATCCGCGTGATCAGCAAGCACGATTTCGGCCCGCGTCACGTCGAGTCGATTTCCGTAGGCACCGGTATTACTTGGGGTGCCGGTATGTAATTCCCTGGCCCTGCCTTTGGTGGGGCCAACTACTTGAGCAGGTAAGAATATGACCGATATGAAAATCGTCACCTTCAAGAAGGAATGGCGAGGCTACGCGATCGGGGAAACCGCCGGCTTTGATCCTGCTGCTGCGGATGCTCTGATCGACGCGGGCCGTGCAAGACTTTATGTGGAAAAAGCGTCCACTGAAAAGGTAGTCACACCGCCTGCCGGCAAGAAGGGTGCCGGCAAAAAGAATTCGGCCCAAAAGCCCGCTGATCAGCAGCCAGTAAATCCGCCGGAAGAAGAGCCGCCAGAGCAAACACCGCCGGAAAATCCGCAGGAAGAGCTGGAGGAAGAGGAAGAGGAAGTCGAAGATCTCGACGAGAAGCCATAAGTCATGGCCCGTCGAATTGAGTACTTCGGTGATCCGGTCCTGACGCTTGAACAAGTGGCGTTCCAGTGTCGTGTTGAGCCGGAGGACATGGCGCCGGAGCTGATCGAACAAATCATCATTCCCGGCGTCACCGCTCAGTGCGAGTCAAAAACGGGCGCTGCCATCCGGGGTGCTGTTTATGAGGAAGAGTGGCCAGCGGATCGGCAGAGCGGGCATGCGCTCGATGTAGGCCAGGCGAGCGATGTTGTCACGGTGTTCTCCCAGCAGGCCGATGGAAGCTGGGTAGAGCAGGTCGGGCCCTTTGACCTGCGCCAGGACCAGCGGGAAAGCTTCCTGCACTTCCCCGCAGTTCGACCTGCGGGCCGGCTCCGCATCCGCTACAGGGCTGGGTTAGATATTGACCTTCACCCCGGCGTGCGCAATTGGCTGTTGATGGCAGCTGCGACAATTTATCGGTACCCGGAAGTGTTCCTTGTGGGGCACACGCTGGCCGAGTTGCCATCAACGTTCCTTGATCATCTGGTGGCAGAGATCACAGTGCCGCCGAGGTTCTGACTATGGCAATGCTTGAACCCAGTGCCGGCGAGCTGGACCGGCGGATCACGCTGCGGTTGCGGTCTGACATCCCGGCGTCGGATCTGGGGCTCGACTCACTGTTCACCGATCAGAAAAAACGGTGGGCAAAAATCGAGCCGGTCGGGGCTGCGGTCTACGCCAACGGAGTTCAGACCGATGTGAAGATCACCCACCGTGTAACCCTTTACTACCTCAAAGGCATGAGCGATGCACATGAGGTCGTGCACGGTGGTTCGATTTACCGGGTGCGTCGGGTCGCCGATATGAACGGTGGTCACCGCTTCACGTTGCTGGAGGTCGAAGAGCTGGGCGCGGTCCAGGCGGGAGGCAGTATCTATGGCTAACTCAGTTGGCGTTGACGGTTACATTCATATTGAGGGCTTCGAAAAGTTCGAACGCGAAGCCTTCGACAAGAAGAAAATCCGTGCAGCCATGCGCAAGGCCGGCAAGCTGGTGCGGCAACGGGCGCAGATGAACATCGCCCTGGCCCGGGGCCAAGACAGCTACCCCTTGAATCGAACCGGCGAATTGCTGGGTTCGATCAACTTCAAGGTGTCCCGCTCCGGTTTCATGGTCAAGGTCGCGCCGTACAAGACCGGCGCCATGAAAGATTATTACCCGGCGTATCTGCACTACGGTGTGCGCCAGGGCAGCCGTATCAAGAAGTTGGCACCGGGAGAAGGGCGCGGCAAAAGCAACCGTCGTCGAAGTGGTGCTCGGGCGGCGTTGGTCGCAGAGCGCAAGAGCAAAGGATGGCGGATCGAACCACGAGCCAACTACATGAGCGATGCCCTGCAGGATTCCGGCACGGATGTTCGAGCAATCTTGAGCCGGGCCTTTGCGGATGCTCTCGGGTAGGGAACTCAACCCAATAGATAGGCCGCCCAGACGGCTCTCTAAACCTGGACTTTTCTATGCGAGTTACCCCAATCGTTGCACAGCTGAGGCAGTACTGCCCAGGTTTTGCTGGGCGGGTTGCGGGCGGCATTGATTTCGAGGCCGTGGCGGCAAGCGCCAAGCTCAGTCGGCCTTCTGCCTACGTGATTCCCATCGGCGATAAGGCGGGTGCGAACACGATCCAAACCGGCGTCCAGCAGGATATCAGCGACAAGTTCGACGTGGTGCTAGTCCTCGACACCCAGGACGAACGCGGCCAGGAAGCTGCCGACCTGGTGCACGTTTTCCGCGCCGAGTTATGGCGCGCGCTGATCGGCTGGAAGCCTGGGCCGGAATACGACCTGATCGAGTACGAAGGCGGTGAGCTGATCTCGATCAACCGCAACCGCACGATCTACCGGTTTACGTTCGCCTCTGACTTCCAGCTGGGTCGCAACACGTCGGCAGAGCCCGCCGAGACCTGGCACGAGTATGAGCTTGACGGTTTGCCACCGTTCACCGGCATGACTATCAACATGGACTGCATCGACCCGGCAGACCCCAACTTGCAATCCCCCGGCCCGGATGGGCGTATCGAAGCGAAATTCTCAGGAGACGTAACACCATGACCAAGCGTATCACCGTGGTGCCGGCCGTTGGCCGGGCCGTACCTGATCCTGAGGCGGGCGACCTGTTGCCGGCTGCGGGTCGGGAAGTTCAAGACAACGCCTGGTGGCGCCGCCGGCTGGCGGATGGCGACGTGACAACCAAGGCCGCGAAGGCGGCGAAACAAGAGGGGGCACAATAATGTCCATCGGATTCAGCAACATCCCGGCAGACCTGCGCGTGCCGCTGTTTTACGCGGAGATGGACAACTCGGCCGCCAACAGCGCGTCGTCGACCATGCGCCGGTTGATCGTCGGCCAGGTCAACGACAATGCCACCAGCGACGATATTGGCTCTTTGGTGCTGGTGCCCAGTGTGGCGCTTGCCAAGACTATTGGCGGTCAAGGTTCGATGCTGGCTGCCATGTACGAGGCATGGCGCAAGACCGACCCGGTGGGTGAGGTCTGGTGTCTGCCACTGCTGGCAACCGTGGGTGCGGTATCCAGCGCGACCGTTACCCTAACCGGTGTTGCCACAGAGGCGGGTTTGCTGAACCTGTACGTCGGCGGTGTGCGTGTGCAGGCCACCGTGGTGGGCGCGGCAACCGCTGCGCAGGCAGCCTCAGCGCTCGCTGTGCGCATCAATGCCACGCCAGACTTGCCGGTGACTGCCGCTGCGGTAGAAGCCGTTGTCACGCTCACCTGCAAATGGAAGGGGGAGAGCGGTAACGACATCAGCCTGCAGCTCAACCGGCTGGGTAAGACCAATGGTGAGGTTCTCCCGGCCGGGCTGACCGCCACGGTCACTGTAATGGCTGGCGGCGTTGGAGCACCTGACCAGGTGGACGCTCTGGCCGCCCTGGGTGATGAGCCCTTCGAATTCATCTGCATGCCCTGGTCCGACACCACCAGCCTCAACGCCTGGAAGGCCGCAATGGACGACAGCGTGGGCCGCTGGAGCTGGGCTAAACAGTTGTTCGGCCACGTATACAACGCCAAGCGCGGCACCCTCGGTACTCTGGTCGCGGCGGGCATGGCTCGCAATGATCAACACATGACCATCCAGGCTATGGAGGTGGGCGTACCGCAACCGTTTTGGGTGCAGGCCGCATCACTGGCCGCTCGGACATCAGTGTTTATCTCGGCCGATGCCAGCCGGCCAACGCAAAGCGGGAGTTTGCCGGGGCTGGATCCGGCCCCGGCCAGCGAGCGGTTTACCCTGACCGAGCGCCAATCGCTGCTCAGCTATGGCATTGCAACGGCTTACTTTGAGGGCGGTTATGTGCGCATTCAGCGTGCGATCACCACCTACCAGAAGAACGCTTACGGCCAGCCGGACAACTCCTACCTGGACAGCGAGACGATGCACCAATCGGCGTTCATCATCCGCCGGCTGCAAGGTGTGATCACCAGCAAGTACGGGCGCCACAAGCTTGCCAACGACGGCACCCGCTTCGGCGCCGGCGCGCCCATCGTGACGCCGAGCACAATCCGGGGTGAACTGATCGCCCAGTACGCCAAGCTGGAGTTGGAAGGCCACGTCGAAAACGCTGAGCTGTTCGCCCAACACTTGATCGTTGAGCGCGACGGCAACGACCCGAGCCGGGTCAACGTGCTGTTCCCGCCGGACTATATCAACGGTCTGCGCGTCTTCGCGTTGCTCAACCAGTTCCGCCTGCAGTACGACGCTGCGGCTTAACGTCGACCTTGAACACCCAGCCCGCCACGCGCGGGCATTTTTATGCGCGGAGATAAACCATGGGGCAAAAAGTAGCGGGCACGGCCTACGTCAAAGTAGACGGTTCCCAGTTGACGATCACCGGCGGCTGCGAAGCGCCGTTGATGGAGGTCAAGCGCGAGACGGTGGTACCGGGCTTCTACAAGGAAGAAGACTTGGCGCCGTGGGTCAAGGTCACTGCGGTGCATACCTCTGACCTGGACATCAAGAAACTGGTCAATGGTACGGACATGACGGTGACTGTCGAGTTCAAGAACGGCAAGGTCTACGTGTTGGCTGGCGCCTACCTCGTCGACGAGCCTAGTTCCAAGGGTGACGACGGCACCATTGAGCTGCAATTTGATGGCATCAAGGGGACTTGGCAATGAGTGATCCAATCAAGCTGGAGCAGCCTATTGAGGCTCATGGCGAGCAGCTCACCGAGCTGACTTTGCGTCGACCTACGGTGCAGGAAGTCAGGGCAATCAAGGCGATGCCTTACAAGCTCGACAAGAATGAAGATGTTTCCTTGGACATGGATGTTGTTGCCAAATACATCGCGGTTTGTGCGGGTATTCCACCGTCGTCGGTCAACCAACTGGACCTCTCAGACCTCAACTCTTTGGCTTGGGTGGTCTTTAGTTTTTTCACGACGTCGGCGTCACCTCAGCCGAAGACCTGATAGCCGTTAGTTACGACCTGGCCTGGTACTGGAGGGTCGACCCCGAACAGATGATGTCCAGATCGCTGGACCTCATCATCGAGTCGCAGGACCAGGCGCTGCGCATAAACGCATACCGGCAGGAACAATAATGGCGGACAAATTTCAGCTCAAGGCGTTAATCACTGGCGTCGACAAGTTGTCGCCAAAGTTAGCTGGCATCCAGAAGAACGTGGGCTCGTTCAGGAAAAACCTAGAAAAAACCGGCCTTGGGAAAATTGGCATCCAGGATCTAGTGACTGGCGGGGCAATGGCTGCGCCGTTTGCTGTCGGGATCAAATCAGCTGTTGCCTTTGAATCCGAGATGGCGAACGTCAACAAGGTTGTCGACTTCAAAACCCCTGAGCAATTCAAGCAAATGGGTGATGACATATCCCGAATGTCTGAAGTACTGCCAATGGCTGCCGGCGATATCGCCAAGATTGTTGCAGCCGGTGGCCAGGCGGGCTTTGCACAAAGCGAACTGCTGGGGTTCGCGGAGGCAGCGGTCAAGATGGGCATTGCCTTTGATCAGACCGCAGAGCAAAGCGGCGACATGATGGCAACGTGGCGGACATCATTCAAGATGACCCAGGGCGAAGTGACTGATCTCGCTGATCGGATCAACTACCTGGGCAACACTGGGCCGGCAAACACTAAGAAAATCTCTGACATCGTAACCCGGATCGGCCCTCTCGGTGAGATTGCCGGTCTCGCATCAGGTCAGATCGCGGCGCTGGGTGCAACGATGGCAGGGGTGGGGGTCGAACAGGAAGTTGCGGCTACTGGCATCAAGAATTTTATGTTGTCGATGACAAAAGGAGCGTCGGCGACCAAGGCTCAATCGCAGGCGTTCAAGTCCATTCGCCTTGATTCCAAGCAGGTCGCGAAGTCGATGCAGACGGATGCGCAGGGCACGATCCTGAATATCCTTGAACGTATCGGCAAGGTCGATGCTGCTTCACGTGTTGGGTTGTTGACTCAGTTGTTCGGTTCTGAGTCGGTAACCTCGATTGCGTCGCTGCTCACAAATCTTGATTTGCTCAAAGGCAACTTGAACAAAGTGGGGGACTCAACTCTGTATGCGGGTTCTATGCAGAAGGAGTATGCCTCCCGCGCTGCAACCACAGAGAACAATCTCGGGCTTCTGCGCAATGCTACAAGTAACGTCTCAAAGGCGATTGGCAATGCTCTTCTGCCTGCACTCAACGGCGTAGTCGATGTCGTGCGGCCATTGGTGGTTCAGTTTTCGAAGTTGATAGAGGCCAATCCCGATGTCGTCCGTGGTGTCGCCGCAGCGGGCATTGCGTTTACCGCGCTACGGCTTGGGATCGTCTCGACCATCGTGGCGACCAAACTGTTGTCGTTCGCCATGAAAGCCAACCCCATAGGACTTGCCGCCACCGGCATTGCCCTGGCGGCGGGGCTGATTGTGTCGAACTGGTCCGCCATTGCGCCATACTTCAACGCGATGTGGGACAAGATCCGAGGTCCTACGCTGGCCGCGTGGGATGTGTTCAAAACCTTCGCTTCGTATACGCCGATTGGACTCATTGTCGCCAACTGGGGACCGCTGACGGAGTTCTTCAAGGCGTTGTGGGGCGTGGTGATTGCTTTGTCGACACCGGTGATGGACTTTCTTAAGGCCATGTTTGATTGGTCACCCCTTGGCTACATCGTCAAAAATTGGGAGCCGATCAGCGCTTGGTTCCAGAGCCTCTGGGAAAAACTGCGACCGATCATTGAGCCGATGATGAAGTTCTTCGGCGGTGGTGAGGGCGGTGACGGTCTAATTAAAACCGCCACGGCTAAGGCTAATAATTTTGCCGAGGCGCAGCGGTTACGCAATGCGGGAGAGGGCGGTGGCACTGGTGAGTTCCTGCAGGCGAATGCCGCAGAGATAGTTCGCAATCAGCAGGCACTGCGCAACGTCACCCAGGGCGGCGCGGATGTTTCGAAGTTGCTGCGCCGCCCTGATCAGTCCACACCTGGCAGCGTACTCACGGCCGGGTCGCCGGTCTCGCTGTTGGCCCGGCCGGGGCAATTGGCAGCACCAGGGAGCGTGCCGCAGCAAGCCGCCCAGAACAACCGCACGCAGTTGAACGGTGAAATGAACATCCGCTTCACCGACGCGCCGCCCGGGTTACGGGTGGATCCACCGAAAACCAATCAACCCGGCCTGAGCGTCAAGCCCAGCGTGGGATATCGCACCGTGGGCTCTGGAGGATCGCAGTGACAAAGACCTGGCGCGATGACATGCTGCCTGCGTCGTTCAGGGGAATCAAATTCCTGATCGAGCAGGCAGCGGTACCGGTTGGCCGCAAAGGCCAGTTGCACGAATACCCCCAGCGTGACGAGCCGTTCTTTGAGTCCCTGGGCAAGCAATCCCAGGTGCACAAGGTGAGCGCCTACGTCATTGGTGATGACTGTTTTGAGCGGCGGGATAAGCTGCTGGAAGCGCTTGAGAAAGAAGGCCCGGGTGAGCTGGTGCACCCCTGGCTCGGCCGGATGTTGGTCGATGTCGGCGAGTGCGACCTAACCCATAGCCGTACTGAGGGGGGCATGGCTCGCCTTGAGCTGACTTTCTACCCCAGCAAGCCCCGCAAGTTTCCCACCGGGACTGCGAACACCCAGCAACAAGTGGTCAAGTCATCGGAGAGCCTGCTGAGTTCGGCGCTTCGCCGTTACAAGGCAGCGATGGCGGTAGTGGACAAGGCCAGGATCAACCTGATCGGCTTGCGCAACGGTTTGTCGAATGTCTACACGATCATTCAGCGGCAGTTCGCACCGTTCCTGGGGATCTTCACCAACCTCAGCGGTTTTATCCAGTCGCTGGTGAATTCGCCTTCGGCGCTCAGTGCGTTGTTTTCCAGCTACTTCAGCGACTTCTCTACCTCGGGCTTGTTCCGTACCGGCGTGAACCGCACCAGCAGCTCCACCGGGCAGACCGGCAATGCAGCTGGCGCGGTGACAGCCCCCAGCTACCGCAGCTCCGTCGCGGTGGCGTCACAGCATGCTGAGGCCGTGACCAGTATCAACAACGTTCCGCAGGCCAGTGGAGCTGATACCACCGCAGCGGCACAGGCGGTAGCGAACCTGGTGCAGGATTCGCTGCTGGTACAGGTGGCGTTGATCATCAGCGAGATGCCGGTGGCCACGCAGCCGGTGTCGGTGGAATCCACGCCGTCGATTGATCACCAGGCCGTGCAGCCAGTCGAGCGTCCTGAGGTTCCAGTGGCTGACGACGTGATTGAGTTGCGGGACGCCTTGAGTGAGGCCATCTGGGAAGCGTCCCTCAAGGCTGACCCGGAGCATTACCAGGCGCTCAACACGCTGCGCCAGGCGCTGATCAAGCACCTGACGGCTGTAGCGGCTTCAGGCGTTCGCCTGGTGGACATCACGCCCGCTGAAACCCTGCCCGCGTTGGTGTTGGCCTACCGCCGCTTCGGTGACGCCACTCGTGCCGGCGAGGTAGTACAGCGCAACCGCATTCAACACCCGGGCTTCGTGCCAGCGGTACCGCTGAAAATCGCTCAGGAGTAACCCATGCTTGATACCGCAAACGCCGTCAGCCTGACCGTTGACGGCCTGGACTATGGCGGCTGGAAATCGGTTGAGATCTCGGCGGGGTTGGACCGCCAGGCCCGTGACTTCAACCTGAGCATCACATGGCGCTGGCCTGGGCAAACCTTCTCGATCCCCATCCGCCAGGGCGCCAAGTGCCAGGTGCGCATTGGTGGGGACCTGATCCTCACCGGGTGGGTGTTCTCCACACCGATCAGCTACGACGATAAGCAGATCACTTTGTCGATCGCTGGTCGTTCATTGACCGCCGACCTGGTGGACTGCGCGGCGGTGAACAAGCCGGGGCAATGGAAAAACCAAGGCGTGCTCAGCATCGTGAAAGCACTGGCCGCGCCCTATGGGCTGGCCGTGCGCAGCGAGATTCCGGAAACCGGCAAGCTGTCAGACCACACCATCGAACCCGGCGAAACGGCCTTTGAATCCATCGACCGGTTACTGACCCTGTTCCGGGTGTTCTCCACCGATGACGCCAAGGGCATGGTGGTACTTGCCAAACCCGGAAGCGAGGGCAGGGCAGTGGACGCCCTGCAGCTCGGCAAGAACGTGCTAACTGGCAACGCGCAGTTGGACTTTTCCGGCGTGTTCTCCGAATACCAGGTACTCGGCCAGCGCAGCGGAACCGATGAAGACTTCGGCGAAAAGGCCGCTGAGGTATCAGCCTCAGTCAGTGACGATCGGACCACTCGCAAGCGCGTGTTGATCATTCACGAAAGCGGGCAGATGACCAGTACGCTGGCCCAAAGCAGGGCCAACTGGGAGCGCGGCCAGCGCATGGGCAAGGCTTTGAGCACCACTTACAAGGTGCAAGGCTGGAGGCAGTCGAACGGTGCGTTGTGGCGTCACAACATGCTCGTGCGTGTCGTCGACCCGGTGATCGGCTTTGACCGAGACATGCTGATTGCCGAGGTCACTTATTCCCTGGGATCCGAAGGCACGATCACCACCATGGTGGTGGGCCCGCCAGATGGGTTCGAACCTGAACCCTTTGACCCGCACAAGAACAGAAAACTTAAGAAGGGCGGCAAGGCCGACAACTTCGAATACCTGCTGCCCGCTGATTGGAAACCCACCGAATGAGCCTACTCAACCGAATGCTGGTGCGCGGTACCGTGGTCCTGGTGGATTCGGCCAGGAAGCTTCAATCCCTGCAAATGCGCCTTACGGCAGGAGAGATCAAGGATAGCCTCGAGCACTTCGAACCTTACGGGTTCACCAGCAGCCCGTTGGCCGGGGCCGAGGGCATTGCTGCGTTCATCGGCGGCGATCGTTCCCACGGCGTTCTGCTGGTGGTCGCCGATCGCCGGTACCGGATTCAAGAGCTGAAACCGGGCGAGGTGGCCATCTATACGGACGAAGGCGACAAGGTGCACTTCAAGCGTGGCCGCATCATTGATATCGAAACCGAAACTCTGAACATCAAAGCGGGCACGGCGGTGAACATCGATACACCGGTGATCAATCAGACCGGCCAAATCATCTCGGAAGGCGACCAAGTAGCGGGTGGTGTCAGCCAGATCAATCACCCTCACGGCGGTGTTTCGCGGGGCAATGAGCAGTCCGACCCACCGGTAGGGGGTGGAGGATGATAATCGAGCCCAGCCTTGAAACCTCACTTGTGCGCGCCGTGGTGATCAGCTTGTTCACCTGGCGACGCGCTGGCACCGATGACCCAGTGGATGACGACGAACGCTTCGGCTGGTGGGGTGATAGCTATCCCAGCATTGCCGACGATCGGATCGGTTCCCGTCTGTGGTTGCTGCGCCGGGTAAAGCTCACGGCGGATACCCAGCGAGACGCAGAGTTCTATGCCCGCGAGGCGCTGCAATGGCTTCTTGATGATAGCCAAGTGCTGGAGGTGGAAGTGATCACCGAGCGTGCGGATAGCTACCGCCTGAACTTGCAAGTGATCCTCACCGTTCTGACGGGCGCCCGCCTGAAAATCAACTCAAGCCAACTGTGGCAGGTGATCTATGCCGTTTGAAACTCCGTCACTTCCCGTACTGGTCAGCCGCACGCAGAGCGATCTTACTGGTGACGCGCTGCGGCGCTCTGATGCTCAGGTGCTGGCCAGAGCATTAAGTGGTACGGCCTATGGCTTGTATGGATACCTGGATTGGATCGTCGACCAGATCCTGCCGGACACTGCTGACGAAGAGACGCTGGAGCGCATTGCCAGCCTGCGGCTGAACCAGCCTCGTAAGGCAGCTCAGCCGTCGTCAGGTCAGGCTGGCTTCACGGCTGCCGCCTTGGCCGCAGTGGACGTCGATACTGTGCTTCAGGCCGGCGATGGCAGGACCTACAAGGTCACTGTAGGCAAGACCACTATTGCCGGTACCAACGCTGTCAGCATTGAGGCCGTAGACGCGGGCGTGCTGGGCAATGCTGACGCCGGACTGGTGCTGACTCCCGTCCAGCCTATTGAAGGTGTGGCGACAACGTTTACGGTATTGCCGCCCGGACTGATTGGCGGCATTGCGCTAGAAAGCGTGGAGTCGCTGCGCGCGCGCGTGGTTCGCTCCTATCGTGTCATTCCCCACGGAGGCTCGAAGGACGATTACGAGACCTGGGCTTTGGAGTGTCCTGGCGTGACCCGGGCATGGTGCCGGCGCAATTATCTCGGGCCCGGAACCGTTGGGGTGTTTTTCATGCGCGATGGTGATGCAGACCCTATTCCCGATCCGTCCCAGTTGGCCGAAGTGTGGAACTACATTGATCCGCTACGCCCTGTAACTGCCGAACTTTATGTGCTGGCGCCCGTACCGGTACCTGTGACATACCGCATTCGGCTGACGCCGGATACAAACGCAGTCCGTGCCGATGTTGAGGCTCAGTTGGTCGACTTGCACAGCCGTGAGGCGGGGCTCGGAGAAACACTGTTGCTGACCCACATCGCCGAAGCAATCAGCAGTTCGACCGGAGAGACAGATCACAAACTTATGTCGCCCGTGGCCGACGTTACTGTCGCCCCTAATCAGTTGCTGACATTTGGGGGGTGCATATGGGTGGCCTGAGAGACGCCGCACAGTACCGCGCTCAGCTTCGAACTCTACTGCCTGCGGGGCCGGCTTGGGATCCTGAGCTGGTTCCGGAGCTGGAAACGATCCTAGCCGGTGCCGCCATGGAGCTGGCGCGGGTCGATGCGCGAGCGTTCGATTTGATTAACGAGATGGATCCGGCGGGGGTCAGCGAGCTGGTACCTGAATGGGAGCAGGTTATGGGTCTGCCTGATCCCTGTCTTGGTTCGAATCCAGCTTTCGAGGACCGCCGTTTGGCGGTACGGCAGCGTCTTATCGCAGTAGGAGGCCAGAGTCGCGCTTACTTTATTGACATCGCGGTGCGACAGGGTTATCCCGAGTCCACCATCACGGAGCATCGTGCCCCTCGCTTCGGTCGTTCCCGCTTCGGGAGTGCGCACTTTGGTACGTGGGCTGTGCAGTTTATGTGGACGCTCAACTCTGGGCCGCGCCGGCGCCTGGGGCGTCGTTTTGGCGTCAGCTTTTGGGGGGAGCGTTTTGGCGCGAACCCCAGTGGCGCATTGGAGTGCGTCATCAGGCGAAGCGCACCGGCTCACACACTGGAATTTATAAATTATGGGGATGACAACTGATGGACTTTCCTAAAAGCGTTCCCAACGTTGGGTTGGTTAACGGCAAATTTGCAGATGAGAACCAGGGGACGGGCCAGCCAGGCTCTTTGATTCCCGCAGTTTGGGGGAACTCCGTAACCGATGAAATATTGAATGTTGTTGCGGAGGCGGGTGAGGCGCCGGCCGAGGCGGACAACACTCAGTTGAAACGCTCAATTATCAAACTGATTACAGACCGACTCAAAGCCGCAAGTGAGACTGTTTTCGGCGTGCTAAAGCTGGCTTCACAGACCGAAGTTAATGCCGGTGCAGACGATAGTAAAGCCGTTACGCCGAAGAAGTACAAAGCAGGGATTTTCGCAGCGCTTGGCTTCACCCCCATTCAGCAGGGCGGTGGCATTGGCCAGCTATTGAACAAAATCTATATCGGCTTTGACGGGTCGCGCGTAAAGGTTACCGTTGATAATACGGATATCGGAAACATTGTTACGGATATTGATGTTGCAACGGAAGCGATCGTAGGTGTTTCCAAAGTTGCAACTCAAGCGGAAGTTACAGCGGGGGCAGATGACAGAAATTTTGTCACATCGAAAAAGCTCAAGGCTAGATTGACAGATATTGTGGCGCAGGCGACAGAGCTGATCCTCGGCGGCGCCAAAGTTGCTACGCAAGCACAGACGAATGCAGGTGCAGACGATTCAACATTCGTTACGCCAAAAAAATATAAGTCTGGAATTCTGGCAGCACTCGGTTTTACACCAATTCAGCAAGGCGGCGGAATAGGCCAGCTAGGCAACAAGCTCTACATCGGCTTTAGTGGCGCCAGAGTCAAAATCACCGTGGACAGCGCGGACCTAGGCAATATCGTGACCGATAATGATACAGCCTCTGAAGCGGTCGCTGGTGTTGCGAGAAGGGCAAGCCAGGCAGAGGTAGATGCCGGGTCGACAGGCACAGCATATGTGGCTCCTTCCGCTATGCGCTGGGGGTTTCAATTCATCGTAGGATTAAACGGTGCCATTGTATTTCCAACCTGGATGGGTGGATTCATTCTGCAATGGGGCGCGCTTAACCTGAATGACGGCACATCTGCTCAGGTAACATTCCCAGTTCAGTTTGTGTCTAGCCGATTGGCAACGTGGAGCGCTGTGAATATGAATATCGCCTCGTGGGCTGGGACGGTGCCAGGCACCAGTACTTCCGGTGGCACCAACACTCTCGCCAATATGATTGTGGCTTATAACGATAACGGCGGGATCACAGGTGTTCCTGTGGCCTGGTTCGCCCTGGGCAAGTAGGAGTTCTCATGTCAAAGAAATATGCATTGTTTGGTAATGATGGCGTTCGTATTACTCAATTGATCGAGGGCGTGCACGTTATCCCCGAGGAGGCGGTGCTAATTAGCGAAGAGCTGTTCTCGAGAATGATTCAAGAGTGCGATGGGATATGGACACTTGGCAGTGATGGGGAAATCACCAAGGAACCATTGCCTGAAATTGTTCCTGATTACGCCGGCATCGAACGCAGACGGAGGGATAGGCAGATTGAAAGTGTTAAATGGGTCAGGGAGCGCCACCGGGATGAGTTGGATTTGGGGGTAAACACCACTCTCACGGCTCCTCAATTTTCCGAGTTGTTGGTATATATCCAAAGTTTGCGAGACTGGCCAGAGTCGAAAGACTTCCCTGCACAAGAGAAGCGGCCATCTGAGCCCAACTGGATCGCCAGCCAGGTTCTATAGCGATAAGGAACCAATGTCGTCGTCACCCGCCGTGCGCGGGTATTTTTTTGCCTGGAGAAAGGTATGAGCGCAACCGAAAAAGATCGAGATATCTTGTCACGCACGCTGTGGGGCGAGGCGCGCGGTGAGGGCCTTGCAGGGCAGATCGCCGTAGCCTGGACCATCCGCAATCGTGTATTCGACGACAAAGCCAAGTCGTGGTGGGGGGAGGGCTACGCAGGGGTTTGCCTTAAGCCATGGCAGTTCAGCTGCTGGAACCAGAACGACCCGAACTACGCCTATTTGAGCGGCGCCCAAGCGATCCCTGCCGCGCAGTTTGCCCAGGCACAGCGCGCGGCTGACCAGGTGATCGCCGGTAAAGTGGCTGACCCTACCGGGGGCGCTACGCACTACTACGCGACCACGATGCCCAAGGCTCCTAGCTGGGCGGCGAAGGCCACGCAGACGCTTCGCCTCGGGCATCACGTATTTTTCAAGGACGTGCCGTGATGACGCCTGGCCAAATTCTCACAGCGATCCTGTTAGCGATGGTAATCGCCGCGGGCGGTACCTGGAAGGTTCAGGACTGGCGGTATGGCGGAAAGCTGGCGGACCAGGCCAACCAGTACCAGAGAGATCTGGGCCTCATTAGTTCGGCGGCGGCCAAGCAGGCCCGTGACGCCACCGACAAACGTCTGACCCTGGAGCAGGAGCTCGCCGGCCAGGACCAACAACACACCCGAGAACTCTCCGATGCTCTACGCAGCCAAGCTCTTCTGCGCGATCGCCTTGCTACTGCTGATGTTCGGCTGTCAGTCCTTCTCGACGCAACGGATTCAGCCAGTAGCTGCAGCGTGTATTCCGCCCCCGGCGCCGTCAGCGTGGTTCATGCAGCCCGTCGAGCCCAACTTGACCCAGCGCATGCTCAACGAATTGTCGCCATCACCGAAACAGGTGACCAAGGATTGATAGCGCTCCGGGCTTGTCAATCTTACGTCCGGAGTATTTCAACCGAAGGTGGAACCAAGTAATGATTACAGTGCTTCTAAAATCCTTTTTTTTCCTCAGCTAGTGCTGCTTTCCGATCAATGCCGTAGCGCCGGATTTTTTTAATTACAAAGGCGCCCGGCTTGAAAGGCTCTCCCAACATCATTCCATAGTTTGACTCACTGATTAGCGCTCCGCTCAAAGTAAAACTATTATTGAGAATAAAGATGTGGGTAGGCTTAATTAGCATTTCAATGCCATTGAACAATATTCGACCCCGATTGATTATGACTTTGTTTGGCGGGGAAAATATTATTTCCACCAAGATCTCTCTTGCTGCGGATCGAATCGTTAGCGTTGTGCCAATTAGTTGAACGTCCCAAGGGTCAATGGAAAATACAAGTTGATTTTTTACTATTTGCATAATGCAAATATTGTTCTCGTCAAGTAGAAGCATGTTTAGAAGCACATGGCCGTCTTCAAAGTGAAAGCCTATAAGTACGGTTCCGTCTATCACAAGCGCAGCTATACCTCTTTGTAAGTCGCCAGTTTTTATCGTATTGCTTCCAATAACTATTTCCGCAAAATCTCCTCTGAAGTGAAGGCTGTAGGGAGGTGTCACTCCCTCTCTAAGGTTGAATGGATTGTCATTGTTGCTTTTAACTTCCTCTATAGGAAGGAGCTTCCCTGTCTTCTCACGATGATGGCGGTCACATAAAAGCGTTATTTCCTCCGCAACATGGCGCTTTACGATGGCCCACTCTTCCATGTGTTCATATTCATAGAGCGGTAGCCCGCAAATCACGCACCCGAACCCACAGCGTTGTCTAACTAGGCGCTTAATGGGTTCCGGAATGTCACGTTGTTGAGGTTGTTCGGCTGTCATCGTCTGCTCCTTGTGAATTAAGAATCTGTTTGTCAGATTGTATTTCGTTGATTTGGACAACCTCAAAATGACCACAAAATCCGGTCCAACGATCATAACTGTAGCATCGGCTAGCCATCGGGCCAGGAGAGATAAGGTTACCCTTGAGCTCCGAGATCCAATGCTCTGGCCGAGTAGCCGGCGGAACGGCAAAATTCGATTCCGACCTCGGCCTCCACTCTTAGAAACCCCGTAAATTAACGTCTACGGGGTTTTTTATTGCGTGCGATTTGGGAGCGGTTCCGCAATTTTCGAAAACCCTTCCGCAACCCCTACGATTCATGTGTCAGGCGAAGCTGTATTTGCCGGTAGACCGCTGCTCGTTTTCGTGGCGACTAAATGGGCGGAAATGGTGGACTGACCCCTATTTACCCTGCTTGCGTTGACATTGGCGTGCGAGCGGCAGCCGATGCCGCCGCAAGGCGTGTCGAAGCCAATCAGGCAGGCAATCCGCGCAGTCCTGGTGCTTGCCGACGTGCTCAAGCGCGCTGATAAGAAAGCGGAAGACTTGGCGGCAGATGCTAATCAAAGCCGGAGTAGAGGAGTGACGTGCGCAAAGGCATATGATGAGATTGCAGATACAAAAAATGCTAATGTGCCACCATAAAAAATCAGTGGCGGGTAGGGAACGTGGTCAAGGAGTTCGAGTTCATTAACTTTTTCAGAGCAATTGCTGCTCTGTGGGTGCTGGTTGCGCATTGCATGATCTGGGGGGGCTGGTACGGCATACCACTCCCTTCTCCTAAAATTGCAGTGAACCTGTTTATGCTTATATCGGGTTTTTTAATGATGGCTAACGCTACCGCCCGAAGAAACGTAGAACCGTTCAGTGATCGCAGTAGTTGGTATAAATTCTGGATTAGACGGTACTTCCGACTAGCTCCTGCATACTATCTGTCTCTTGTTGTAGCTGTTATTGCAGGTTCGTACTTTTTGTCAGGTTATGGCGAGCTCCAAAAATTGAACCCTGCCGTATGGGGCGGGGGGACAGTATATGATCCGGCTAAGATAAATTACTCGATAGAGAATTTGATTCTACACGTGACGTTTTTATTTGGTCTGCATCCCGAATATTCTTTTTCAACTTTTCTCCCTGATTGGAGTTTGAGTTTGGAGATGCAGTTTTATGCTGTGTTCCCTTTGCTGTTTCTTGTTTTTTCAAGAACGGGCGTTGCAAAAGCTTCGTTGTTGGTTGGTATTCCTATGATCTTTATAGGGGTGTGGGTGAATACAAAATTCCACTATATTGAGCCATCACTACTTATTCTGCGCCTGCATTATTTTTTGGCGGGCATGGTTTTATTTGCCGCGATGAACGCGGCTATAGCAGTGAAGCGACAGTTGTGTCTTTTTATATGCGCGCTATTGCTTGTTTTTATTGGCTCAAAAAAAGAGCACGATTATTTTGTCTTGCCAGGTTTTCTTGCGCTAATGTTTGTGCTGGGGAAGGTAGAGCAAGCAGGGAATTTACCTAATAATATTGAAAAAGTATTCAATAGTAAGATTGTTCATTTCGCATCAGAGACCTCATATGGGCTTTATTTGTTTCATGGTTTCTTTATATCATTGAGTGGGTTGGTAATATCAGGGTCGCCTTATCTCTTAGAATTTTCGCCTGGGGTGCGAGTTGGTTTAATGGTCCCTTTTGTCCTGATTTTATCCTACCTTACTGCGTATATTGTAAACGTTACTATAGAAAAGCCTGGAATAAATATAGGTCGTCAGTTTGCGCGGAAGTTTGCTGCTAAGACGTTGCCGGCAAAACCTGCGTGATAGTTCTATTTTCCGTATAAAAAACGCATGTGAGAGGCTGATATGAAAAGATTTGCTCAAGCTATTGAAGAATCTCTCGAATCTGAAAATTGGAACGCTGCGCTTTTTGTAGCACTTACACTACCAGATATTTGCTGTCGGATGGAAACAGGGCGTAAAGTAAATAAACATACTTACGCCGCATGGTTTGAGAAGTACTTGGGGTGTTTCTATACTGAGGGAGATACCGTTTTCTTAGCAGGCTATGATTGTTATGCATTAAGGTGCGCGTTGCTCCATGAGGGAGTTGCAGACCTAGCCGAGCAAGACGCAAGAACCAAAGCTATAGCTCGATTTCATTTCACTATAGCTACTTGCGATATGGTTCTCGATGACGATGTGTTGCAACTGGATGTGAGAGATTTTTGTAGGTATGTGATTTTCGGAGTGTTCGAATGGCTTAAGGAATTCCAAACAAATGATTCAGATCACATAGCCAAATTGGACACGCTTTTATTTGTGCACGTAGGAGACAGTCTTGTAAAAAACGTTATCGTCGCAGGGGAAGATCGATTCCCCAATGTCGATGGCGATACACATGCGCTGCTTAACGGTATGTATGAGGCGGGGTCAAGTGAAATTGAAATGGAAAATCTTCTTTTGTCGAAAGGATATCCGAAAGTATATGTGAGCGAAAAAGTCACGACGCATATTGCACGACTCTTGATCACGGTTAGGGGAAGAGAGATTCATGGTCGACGCCTTCAGGCACTGACAAACCCTCAAACTGAAGAGTAA